TCGGACGTGAGGTTGTAAAAATCGGAGACGGAACAGTATTGCATATTAAGGGAACAGGAATCTACATTGATTTAAACATAGCCCATTACGAGAGAGAAAGAAACGAATTAGAAACTTACATTAAAAATTTAACGAAATGAAAAATATAACAAGAATTGAATTATATAACCTATGTAAAGTACATAAATACTTAGGACTTCGTGAAAGTGGAGGGTATCTATTTGCGGTCAATTGTAGGCTTGTAAATCTACCAACACTTGCAGACAAGGTTAAGTCAGAACCTAATGCAGAAACAGGTTATATATCATATATCCCAATATCATTTAATGAGTATATCTCAATAAAGCCGCCTTTTACAATAAGCAGATAATCAATTTAAAATCATATAAAGCAAATAGTAAAATGAACGAATATAAATTAATTGGGCTTACGGATTACGCTAAGGAGTTCTTGTCTGATAAAGAGTTAGAAGGAATAGAATCAATGATTGGATGCACGATATATGAAAGAGACTATCCATCAGGTGTTGATGGAGGGCGGCTATTCTGTCTGCCTGACGGAGAAGATGCACACGAAGTATTTTTATTGATAGAGAAACTTTAACCCCACCCAATAACAAACAAAAATGAAAATTTTAAATTTAACACTAAAAAAGAAATGGTTTGACATGATACTGTCAGGCGAAAAGAAAGAGGAATATAGGGAAATTAAACAGTATTGGGAGACTCGATTGTTTGAATACCCCGAAATATTCAATGTCCTCTCAAATAATTGCATTGAATGCACACACAGAAGAACTTCTGAACACAATGTATTAGTGTGTGATATTGACAAAAAAGAAAGGATGGGGGATGAAATGATATGTAACATCAATAGGTTTGAATGGCCGTCAAGGTATTTTAAAAACTATGACGTTATTCGATTCACAAACGGGTACTCTATTACCTCCCCTTCCTTTTTAGTTGAATGTAAGGGCATAAGAATTGGGGAGGGATTCCCTAATTGGGGCGCACCTAAAGAAGATGTATTCATAATAAAACTTGGTGAAATAATTGGAACAAACAAAGTAAATAACTAACCCTTAAAAATAATGGAAATTACAGAATACAATAAGCAATTAAAATACTTGCCTGACTTTATGAAGGATTTTCACGACCAGAAAGATTTATTCAAGTGCATTCAGTCAGTGTATGAGTCTAATGAAAGGTTTAAAGAGTTCCCCAATACATGGGTAGATAATCATGGTTTTATAATTGATTATTTCCTTTGGTTCATGTCTCTGCATGGCTATAAATTACAGAAAATAAAGGGTGACATTGAGGTCTGTAATATCCAAAAAACAATTGAAGATTATAAAACTGAAAGGGATAAACAAATAGTAAATATATTTAACCTTAAAAAACAATCATGAATATAAAAGAATTGAAAGAATTAATTGCAGCCCTTCCTGATACTATGGAAGTGTTTGTCGCGGAAAGAAAAACAGAGTTTACATACGGGCTTGTAAATAATGCCTATGTTAAAGAAATTGACTTCATGGAAGAACCCGAAGGAGAGGTGCTATCAACAGATGAAGTATTAATTTTAGATGAAGAATAATTAACCTTAACCCACTTAAAGTAAAATAACAATGACACAAGAAATAATTGAAAATAATAAATTGATTGCTGAGTTTATGGGATTTAAAGAAGAGCCGTTTAACCGAGTTCATAATATGTTTACCAAAGAAGGAGAGCAATGGTTTACTGCTCATAATTCTCAATACCACACCTCATGGGATTGGTTAATGCCCGCTTGGTTAAAATTTAGGGAGTTAAAGTTCGATGATGTAAAACACCAATTTTACCACTCAAAACACAAGGAAATGATTAGTAGAGTTATCGCATACATGAATGATGGAACTCCAAAGTTAGCATTTGAAGCATTATCTATAGCAATCAAATGGTACAATACCACCACCCCAAAAGTAAATCAAACAATTTAAAAAATAAAGAGATGAAAATAATAGGAGGATACGAAGATACAAGGGATAACGGAGAGGATATGGCATTAACACCATACTTGGCCTTAGTTTATTATAAGGGCGATGTAAAGGTATATGGGCTAGCAATATGTTGGATATACTTTGCCGCCTACATTGGGATAGGGATAAATATACCGAAAAACTTTCCACGATTTAAAAAATATTAAAATAACCCACCCATGAAAGAAGAAATAAAAGAAGCTGCCGATAAGATGGTAGAGAAGAACTCAAAACTTATAGGGTCATATCCTAATGAGTTAGTTCTATCCATTGCAAAGTCAATATCTATTTCAGAATGCCAGTCCCTTATAGATGAACTCACCACAATGCATAGCAATATGGTGTTTATTAAGTCAAGAGCATACGCTCTATCTCGCATATCTCATTACCAAGACATTAAAAATTATTTACAAACCTTATGAGTGATAAACACAATAGAGAGCCAATTAAGCACACTTGCCCTGATATTGATAAATATATTAAGTGGATTAAGATGGAAGTTGTAAGAGATAGGGATTTAAAAAACATGGATGAAAAAGAATTATTTGATGCAGCATCGTCAATGTCAAATCAATTAGAATCATGTATTGACTACCTTGAAGAATTGCGGAAGTCAAATGACACTCTTAGAAATTGGGGTATATCAGAAGCGGAAGAAGTAGACAGTCTTAGTAATTATGTAGAAGAATTAGAATCAAAAATAAAATCAAACCTTATAACCCCATGACCAACAAGAAAAGTTACTTCACCAACACCTTTAATCAATAACCGGAATGACAGTTGAAAAGATAAAAGAGGAGTACGCTGAAATATGGTTTAACGGGAGAGACTACACCAGAATAGTGATAGATATTCTTGACGCTCATATTTTATTCAGTTATTTGACCGAGGATGAACTTTCAAATCCTCTTTGGTTACTGCATAGCCAGGATGATATAAAGCACGCTATACTGCAAGTATCAGCCCATAGGATATATCTCAATGATACCGTATCAATTCGATTTGAGGATAAGCACGAAACAAAGTTGATCCGTTCAGAGGTAAAATGGCAAGCATTGAACAATATCACAAGAATGAATAATGGTAATATCAAAGATTTGCAGGCTATTGTTAATTTAAAGAAGGCTCAATAAAATGGGGATTTTTAGGGGATATGCACCAATTAAACTGACTTATATTTGAGTATGGAAATTTGGGAATCAATAATATACAGAGGCAAATTACTAGAGGTTAGTAATTACGGTAAGGTTAAAACTGAGAACGGAAAGAAAAACCGTAAAACACAATTAAACTCTGGCGGGTATGAATGCTTTACAATGGATAAAATGTATTTAATACATAGGATAGTTGCTTCTGCATTCGTTGATAACCCAAGTGATAAGAAAGAAGTAAACCATAAAGACGGGAACAAACTCAATAATCATTGGACTAACCTTGAATGGGTAAATAGGAGTGAAAATAATTACCATGCAATAAGGGTATTGGGTCACAAAAGAAATACTGATGGGCTGAGAATTGCGAATGAGAATGGATTAAACAGAAAGCCAGTTGCTATATTTAGCAAGTCAGGGGAATTGGTTAATTCATTTATAAGTTCTCGTGAATGTGCTAAGTATTTAAATGTCGGCACAAGTGCAGTATCTATGTGCCTAATGGGCAATAATAAAACTTGTAAAGGATATGAGGTCCGATTCATACTAAAGCATTCAGATGTGAACCAATAGAAAAAAATCTCCAAAAGTATAAATTAATCAAAAATAATATTAAATTTGAAATAACATTATGAAAGAGAATCTTTATATAAAGTTAAGAAAACAAGGTGCTGTCAAGGCTGCTGCTATTGTAATTCTAGGATATGGGTTTGTAGTAAATGGGGTTTGCGAAGGGAACAGAAGATTAAACAATTGGATTAAAAATTTAAACTTTATAGATTAACCCATGACCCTAGCAATAACAATCATAGTATTTCTATCCCTTGCAGTTGTATTTCTGCTATGGGTGCTTAGAAGTGTTTTAAGGCAGAATGAAGGCAAAGAATATACCTATGAGGAATTAATGTCATTTGCTCAGTCGGTGACTAATATCGAAGTTGGTAAATATGAATATGATTTGTGGCTAGAATGTAATCACGATTCAGATTGTGCAACTAATAACGAACCCGCTTATCCTATGGGTAATTGCAATTGCAGCAAAAGTAAGAAAGTACCCTTTTCAGAAAATTGAGATATGATATACGTAAAAGAATTAAGGGTAGGGAATATGGTTCAGCAAGGCATTGTCTTTGTTATAGGCTATGAAAATGGTGTCTCGGGGTGCTATGTCCATCCGTCAGAATTAGATTCAGATAGTGGTATTTTTTGTCCGTCAAACAATATTGAACCTATTCCCCTAACCGAAGAGTATCTTTTAAAGTTTGGGTTTGAAAAACGAAATGAAGGTACATCAGACGCATGGCATATAGGGATGAACCCCGTTACACACGATTGGTTATTTGATTTAGTTTGGATAAAAGGTTATCAGTATCCATTTTACAGAAATGGGTTGTTCATGATTAAGTCAGTACATCAGTTGCAAAATTTGTACTATGCGATGACTGGGGAAGAACTTACACTTACAGAAACATTAAAAGTTAAAGAATAATGAATTTAGAACCAAATGAATTAAGAATTGGGAATTTAGTGTATTGGAATATTCCTGAAAAAGTTGGGGTTCCTCATGTTATTAAAGCAATTTTGCCAAATACATACCACACAAGCCCAATAAGTGTAGGTAAGCATGAGGACTATTTGCCTATACCCCTAACCAAAGAACGGCTTTTAAAGTTTGGATTTGAGAAATGCTCGGACAATGAACACTATTTTATAGGTCATCATGGATTTTGCTTGATATACGATGGGGATGATTGGTGCATGGAGCCTCGCATTGATGATAGCCTATTAATTGCTTATTGCAAATACGTTCACCAACTACAGAACCTTTATTTCGCCCTCACAGGCCAAGAACTTACATTCAAAGAGACATTAAACGGTTAAGAAGATGAGCAGAACGCAACGTAAAATATATCGTAACTCTTATTACACTTTTTGGATGCTAGTAATGGGATTCCCTGATTATAGAAGATGGATAACTGGAAAAGATTAAAATGACAAAAGTTGCCTCCATAAAGCAAAAGACTTGCAGAGTATGCCAAATTGAATTTAAGCCTTTCAATTCATTGCAGAGGGTGTGTGGTTCAGTTTGCGCCCGAAAGTTCGCCAGTGAGCAAACAAACAAGCAAATCAGGAAAGAAAACCATAAAAAGCTAAACGACATAAAGCCAAAGCCAGTTCATTTAAAAGAATTGCAAGTAATATTTAACAGTTTCATTCGGGAAAGGGATAAGGGGAAAGTTTGTATTTCATGCTTAAAGCCGATCACTGGAAAAGTAGATGCTGGACATTTTTATAGTGTCGGGGCTTATCCAAATTTAAGGTTCAATGAGGATAATTGCCACGCTCAATGTATTAATTGCAACCAACATAATCACGGAAACATCGCTGAATATGCTATAAATCTACCCGAAAGAATAGGGGTAGAACGCTACGATATGCTAAGAGATAGCAGAGGTATTCGGTCACAACTTTCAATTCCCGACATCATCGAATTAAAAACAGTTTACCGAAATAAAATAAATCAATTGAAATGATACCACAATTAACATTACTAGCAATTTACGCAATGAGTTTAGGTATGGCAATATCTAAACATGGGGAAGAAAAAATAGAGAAAAATAACGCATGGCATACTGTATTAGCGACTATTCTAATACTATCAATACTCAATTGGGGCGGGTTCTTTGACTGCTTTATCAAGTAAAATGAGACGCACCCGATATACAATAAAGAAAGACCATGTACCATCTAATCTGATTAAGAAATGAAATCAATATTAATATCAACGCTACTATATCTAATTCTATTGCTTGTATACATTGTTATATACCTTAAAAATGGGCCTATAAGCACATCTTCTAATATATGGTTCATGTATAGTGCATGGGCAATAGGGTATTATAGTAGTTTGTATGATAAGTTTCAAAAATATTTTAACTCATGAAAAAGAAAAATATAATACTTACAATCCTTACCTTTATTTTAACCTTTGCAGTCTTTTATTTTTGGATTAAAGGTAATTAACTATATTTGACAAATGATAGAGAAGGCAATATCTGAACTATATGAGAATAAACTATATCGTTCTATGTGCCTTAAATACGGTAAAGAAAACGCTGAAGACCTTAGAAGTGAAGTGATATTGATACTTTTAGAATACCCAAAAGAGAAGTTAATGAACATAATTGATAAAGGATATTTGCTCCCCTGGTCACTTCAGATAATGAGATTTCAAACCGACCCTCACCACTACAACCGTAACCGGTCATTTAATCAAAAGTTCAATAATGGTATTGTCTATGTAAGCATTGAGAACCATTTAGAACTAACTGTAGTCAATCAGGAAACGGACGATATAGTATTAGGTGAAACCATATCTAAAAAAGTCCTTCAGGATTCACTTAACCAAAAGAACCCACACTTCTATCATGCAAAATTGGCTATTGAAAGAACTAAATATAAAAACACAAAGGAACTATCTAGGGCTACGGGTATACCTTACTTCTCAGTTCGTTATGCACTCAAAGAATATAAAACGTATCTTAACCAATGGGCTCAGGAATCATGATTAAAGTATGTGTTTTATTTGATTCGACAAAGAAAAGCGGGGTAGACTATCACCGTTTAGAAATCCCTTTTTCTAACTTAGGGACTGACCATAAAGGTTTACAGATAACAGTTCAGAATGGGTTTACTTATGAACACCCGTCAACTATTTATGACGTTATAGTTTTAAACCGTTTAAGCAGACAACCTGAAAACTATCTAAAGAGGGCAAAAGATGCAGGGGTTAAAATCATTTTAGACTTAGATGACTGGATAGAATTGCCTGACTGGCATATGGGTAATGATGGGTTTGACACTCCGATAATTGAAGAAAGGATAAAAGAAAATATTGAACTTGCAGATATTATTTGGTGCGCAAGTGAATATCTATATAAATATTTAGAGACCTATCTCTATTTGCCTTACTATGATGTTAGACATATCCCTAACGCTATTGACTTTAATCAACCTCAATTCATTCCTGACAAGCAAAAGAAAGACCGTTATACGATAGGATATATTGCAGGGGCAAACCACCACAAAGACGTTGAGTTACTTTACAACCCTTTATTCAAATTACTAGGTCAAAAGAACTATAACCTTTTAGTAGAGGGTTATTCAAACAAAGGAGAATCTAAAAAGTATTGGGATTACATAACTACTGTTTTTACAAGTGGAGGCAAACTACCTGAAAGTCACTTTTTAAAAGTTGAGGAGTTAGATATTTATAACTATGCTTATGGGTATAACCATTGTGATTTAATGTTAGCCCCTTTGCATGATGACTTGTTTACTAGGTGCAAATCAAATCTTAAAGTATTGGAGGCCGGTGCTTTCAGTTTACCTATTATCTGTTCAAATGTAGAGCCTTACAAAGAGTTTATTAATCAAGGCTTAGTCTATACAAGTGAGGGCTGGACAAATAGAATCAAAGACCTTATTAAGAATCCTAAAAAGGGTCAAATGATGGGTAAAGCATTGAATGGCTATGTCAGGGAATATTACGATATTAAAAAAATAAATCAATTACGATATGAATCTATACTTAGTCTTATGGATAGTAGGTCTGTCCTATGCAGTTGAACATGGATGGATGGAGATATTTGAAAAGCCTTTAAAGCCTTTCAGTTGTGGGGTCTGCTTATCTCTTTGGCTAGGGATAAGCACCGCCCTTATACTTCATAATTACCTTTATGCCTTTATCCCTTATCTTTGTGCTAGGTTAGTAAGTAAATATTTATGGGCATGAGATATAGAATAGTTGAACATTGGGAGAAGTTTTATATCCAAGTTTGGGGTATAAAAAGAAGTCGTCAATGTAGTCATGCATTATGGGGCAAAGATAAAATCGTAGAAAAAGAAGATTGGTGCGGTTGTTCTTGTTATGGTCGGCCTGTGCTAAAATTGTTTTCAATGGGTGGGTGGGATGAACCTTGCATAAAGCCGTTTGATACATTAGAGGAAGCAAATAATCAGATAAGGATATGGCAAACACCCGACAAAATACATGAAGTATGACATTAACCCCTGAACAAAAAGAGTTTTTAAAACCTGCAATGGATGAATATGAACACTACCTTATATCTACTACTTTACACGTAAAACATAGGGCAAGGATAGACGAAGTAAGAAGACAGAACAATGAGGTAGTAAAGTACTGTAAAACGTGCGGAGGTGATAATATAAACTACTACAAAACAATGTATCAAATATGGAAGAACTCAAACTAATACCACTATTAAAAAGATATAACGGGCTTATGATGTCAGAGTTATTTGCAAATACAGTAGGTATGGAAGTATCAAATAAAGCCGTTCAGCGATTAAACAACATGAGAAAAATAATAGAAAGAAGATGCAATCATTAAACTTTACACACTCAGGTAACGCCGGAGACATAATCTATGCGCTCCCTTCAATAAAACAGATTTGCGCTGATAAGAACGCAGATGCTACTTTATTTATTAGGCTTAATGTATCTAGTAACTTTACTTCAGAACAACATCCTTTGGGAAATGTAATGATGAATCAGACCATGTACGATATGTTATATCCTCTTTTAATGAATCAAACCTACATTAAAAACGTAATAGCGGTAAACAATGAATCGACTCCGATAATAGATTATGACCTTGACAAGTTCAGGAAAGACTACCGCAACCTATCAGGCGGTAATATCGCTTTATGGTATGGTAATAGCTACCCTGAATTGAGGCCTAACCTTTTTGAAAAATCAATCACAGTTGAACCGATCAAAAATGATATGATAATAGTAAACAGAACAAGTAGGTATAATAACTTAATGATTGATTATTCAGTCTTAATGGATTTACCTGACGTTCACTTTGTCGGAACAGAAAAGGAATTTACTCAGCTTTCAATCCATAACCCAAACATTAAACATTTAAAGGTAAAAGACTTTTATGAAATGGCTCAGTATATTGCAGGGTGTAGGCTATTCATAGGAGGTCAATCAATGGCCTTTGCAATAGCAGAACAGTTGAAAGTAAAAAGGATATTAGAGCAGTTTGTACACGCTCCGAATGTTATCCCCCAGGGAGGTGAATATTTTGTAACCCATAATGATACACAATTCAAAAAATGCTTATATTTGTCCTTGAATGGCGAAAGTAAGAATTATAGTACAGCCCAAACAAGGAGTTCCGATTCAAATTCGGGATGCTGATAAACCGCAACAACAATCAAAATAAATATAATATGAGTACAACAATTAGCCTAGCATCTTTAGCAGCCGGTTTGGCAGCAGGAAGCTACACGAATGAATTTGTTTTAAACAGTTTGGGAGGTGATAAATCGTTATTCGATAGAGTTTTAGGTATGGCATCAGCAGGGGTAGTAACCGGAGTTGCATCAAGTTTGATAGGTAGTTTATTGGAATCAAACGATATAACTTCTGACTTAGGTGAAGACATGGACGATTTTATTTCAGATATATTTGACTTTTAAAAACAATAATATGTCATTCAAATTAAACAAACACAAATCATTAGGGTTAAAACTAATGCACAATTACTGGCAGGACGATAACGGCATTATCTTCTGTGATCCAATAGACCAATCCAATATGATAGGGGGAGGGCATGAGGAGGGCAGAAACACCCTTGAAAATCCCGTTAGACTTGAAAGAGTAAAACAGTTATTACCCGAAGGTGGTAATGTTTTAGACTTTGGATGTGGTAATGGTATGTTAGTTCAATACCTTAGAGAAAACGGAATCAATGCCTATGGTTACGATAAGTTTAACCCTATGTATTCAGAATTACTATCAGGCTTTGATATGGTAACAATGATAGAAGTAATTGAACACCTACACGAACCATTTGAAGAAATGGATTTAATCTTTAACGCTATGAACTCAGGGGCAAAGATAATGATAGAAACTTCTTTTACTGATTGGTTAACTTTGTCAGATGATTATATTAATCCGTTAGCCGGTCATCATTGTGTATGGAGTCATGAAGGTTTAAAACAAATGATGGAATCAAAAGGGTTTATAGTAGACGGACACTTTAACAGGAACGTACAAGTATATAAAAAGCCATGATAACATTATCAACAATCATTTTTTTGTATTCTATAATATATGGGATACATTTGTATAGAATAGGTGAATCAAACATATTTAAGTATGACCCTAAAATATCAAGAGCAATATGGTTTTTTTGCGTTATTATTAGTATCCTTATTATCGCAGCATTAATAGTTAAATACCTACCATGATAACACTCATAACAATGACTCAAGGCAATCCGGTAGCCTTAAAAAGAACCGTAGATAATGTTCTTAGTTCCTTTGAAGGGCTTGTCGATGATGTGGTAGTGGGTGACCTATGTGTGTTCCAAGAGGATAGCAAAGAGATAAACACTATCTATGCAAGTACCGGAACTCCCTACCGTACTATCCCACTACCTTTCAACTTTATTTTTGAACATGGATTTGGATATACTTTAAATAATATTGCTAGTTTTGCTAAAAATGATTTAATTTTGTATATGAACGTGTCTGAAATAGTAGAGGCAAATATGAGATTAGACCTACTGAAAGGTAGTTATACTTGCTTTAACTTTAACCATGCTACCGACCCTCACCAATGGACAAGGCTATACCATAAAGGACATTTACAATGGTCAGGCCGTATTCATGAGGAAGTAATAGGGAACAGAAATCTTTGCCCTTCAGTCCTATTTCAAATGGCAGACACCGAAAAGGATTCAACAGACGAGTTCAAAGCTAATGTTTACAATGACATTAAAGAACTTGTTTACTTCAATCAGTATCTGAAATTAATAGATGAACCCAATAGCAGGGGTGCAACTAATGAGGGTTGGGTTAAGTGGGCAAAAGAAAACTACGAACATTTAAAGACCAGACTTGAGGCAAAAGGAGAAAGATATAATGCTATGAAAGAATGCGATTTAAGTAAGTACCTTTCTAATTGTCAGGAGTTCGGAGAGTTTAAAAGCAATAAATTAATACACTTTCAATAATGCCATTAGAAATAACATTAGAGCAGCAGAGAAAGTTTAAGGAGTACACTAATAATGCGTTCTATTATTACCCAATCCATTATTTAATGAATTTAGAGGCTATTTCATCTGTAGTAAAAATAATGGAACAAAAAGGCCATATATCTGATGAACTAAGGGAAAAGATAAAATTACACCTGTATGCAGGGAATAATGAAATAATATGGACATACATTATAAAAACAATTGACGAAAATGAAGTTTAGCATATTGATACCGCACTTTAAAACTGGCAAAATGACTGCCTATTGTGTTAGTCAGATACAAAAGCATAAAGGCAACCACGAAGTTGATATACTAATAGTGGATAATTCAAACGGTGAGGGGGTAGATTTAATCCCTAATGACCCAAATATCATTATAGTATCTTACCCTACTGACTTAATGCAATCGCATGGCTTAGGGTTTGATTATTTAATTGAGAACTTCAAAAGCATTATTACTCCGTACTTCATTACTTTAGAATCCGATTCATTCCCAATAGATGACAGTTGGTTAGACTACTACGAAAACTTAATCAATGAGGGTTATGATATGGCAGGTAGTTATTTAAGACTTTCAGGCGGTCAGTATATCCATCCTGCCGGTGCGATGTATAAACTACAAAACTGGTTAGATGCAAAAGAACTAGTTAAGATGTATAATGAGAACTATGACTTTTATCCTAACATGATAATCCAAGACGGACACCCGAATCATATTATGGTTAAAGTAAACAGTCCAATGCCCAAAGGGGAATATCATCATAGTTACAGAGACCCTGAAATGACAGAGGCAAATCTATTAAGACATAAACCAATATCACATTCAGTCTTTCATCAAGCAATGGGATTCAATCAAGAGAGTTTCCACACTTATGGCAAAAGGAATGCAGAATCAGAAACTAAAACTATCTTATTCGATCATAACGCACCGGACTGCATTCATAGATTAGGTTATGAACCTGGGCAATGGTTTGGATATTGGCACTTAGCAACCGGAAAGAAAGTTTATCAAATACCTACGGAGGTAGTTTGGATGAAACACCGAGAAAACCAACAACAAGAATACACCTTAACATCAAGTGGAGTTAAACACCTTTGGGGAGTAACCGCCTATAACGGTGTAGACAGTGACGAACTTAACGACATAGTAAAAAGGAAACAGACTTTAATGGATGAACTATATGCAAGTATCAGTTGAACATACCGCATGGCTTAAATACATTGTATCAAACGCATATCTTAATAATATGTTCTTTGAAGTTGACAAACCTAATCAGAATGATTGGGGAACACCTTACAAGCGAACTGGAGACATTGGATTCTATAAGTCAAGGTTCAACATTAAATCAGTATCATTTGAAGACTTTAAGAATAACCATAATGAGAATAGCGAACACTCACTTAAATATTGGATAAACAGAATTAATAATTAAATATCATGGCACGACCTAAAAAGAAAACCGAAGCTGAAATAAAAGAAGCCGAACAACACACTAAAGACCAAGCCCCAGTAGTATTGCATAAACACGTTGTCGCAATGACAGACATAGAACCTAAAGGAGAAGATGACCCGACATTAAAAGTAGACTATGAGAAAGAATGGCATACTAAAGACGAACCAATGAGGGCAGCACCTTTCCTATTTATGAAAGGTATTCAACAACCTCCTATCACCTCTGCCCCCCTTCAAGGTCAATACGCTATCTCCTATGATAAACTAATAGAACTACTGAACGAGTTTAAGAATGGCTAATATGGAGATAAATAACCCTGACGCTACCTTTGAACTGCCTTTGAAGAAAAATTCAGAAGGTTATTATATTGTCATTCCTAAAAAGAAAGGGTATTCTGCAATAGATATAATGCACAAAGCTAAAGTAAACAAAGGGTTTGTTTATTTTGTAAGAGCGAAAGATACTGATTACTATAAGATAGGGGTTAGTACCGACCCATACAAAAGAATACAAGCAATCGATTCTAATTGCCCTTTTGAATTATGCATATTGTCTTTACATGAACTACTTAACCCTTATCAGATAGAAGAGCAACTGAAAGATAAGTATAAAATGTATAATGTAAAAAAAGAGTGGTTCACATTTAATACTGAATTAGCAAAGGAGATAATGATTTACTTACACAATATAAATGTAATTCAATATGACACACCCGACAAGGATATTTAAGAGGCCAGAAGACTTATTAAAAGCATGGGAACTATTCAAAGCTGACTTAAAGGTTCAAGCAAAAGAATGGGTTAGGGTTCAATATGTAGGGAAAGATGGTGATAGGGTAGCAGAACCTACAAAAGTCCCTTATACATTAGAAGGGTTCAAGCGTTTTTGTAGGGGAAAGTACGGGGAGGTTGAGCAATATTTTACAAACCAAGATGATTATTATAAAGACTTCATTGGTATCTGTCACGCGATTAAAGAGGAGATAAGAGAAAACCAAATTATCGGAGGGTTGTTAGGATTCCACAATCCATCAATCACTCAAAGGTTAAACGGCCTTGTTGATAAGTCAGAACAGAATGTAAAGTTAGAGCAGTCAATCTTTAAAGAGTTAGATATTAATACTGATGTTCATACAGACAACGGCTCAAGCAAAGATAGCTAAGTTAAAGAAAAGGGTTAGAGTAGTTCAGGGTGGTACTTCATCATCAAAGACCTACACGATCATACCTATGCTAATTGACTATGCAGTTAAGAATCCATTATCTGAAATATCAATAGTTGCTGAATCAATCCCTCATTTGAGAAGGGGTGCAATGAAAGACTTTGTTAAGATAATGATAGAGACCGGTAACTACATTGACAGTCACTTTAATAAATCAAATCTTAAATACACTTTCGGTAATGATTCTTACATTGAGTTCTTTAGTGCTGACCAACCCGATAGGCTAAGAGGTGCAAGGCGTGACGTTCTATTTGTCAATGAGTGTAACAACATAGCATTCGAGGCTTACCACCAATTAGCGATAAGAACAAAGAAGTTTATCTATTTGGACTATAACCCGACAAGTGAGTTCTGGGTACATAACGAATTACTAGGTGAGGATGAAACAGACTTTGTAATATTAACTTACAAGGATAATGAGGCTTTAGATCCTGCAATAGTAAAAGAGATTGAGAAGGCCAGGGATAAGGCAAAGACTTCAAGCTATTGGGATAATTGGTGGAAAGTATATGGATTAGGTCAAACCGGTTTAGTTCAAGGTATAATCTTTCCTGATTGGAAAATAATAGACACCTTACCGAAAGAAGCAAGACTATTAGGTGCAGGGATTGACTTTGGTTATACCAATGACCCTACAACAGCGATAGGGCTTTATAAGTACAATGACGGGTATATCTTAGATGAATGGTTATACAAGACCGGATTAGTCAATAGAGAGATTTACAATTCACTCCACACTTACAGGACTTTATTCATTGCGGATAGTGCAGAACCTAAGAGTATAGCAGAGTTACAATCTTATGGGTTAAACGTGATAGGTGCTAATAAAGGTGCTGATAGTGTGAATCATGGCATACAATTATTACAAGGTGAGAAAATATCCGTAACTTTGCGGAGTACTAACTTAATAAAAGAGATGAGAAACTACAGTTGGGATAAGGATAAGTTCGGGAATCAGATAGGTAAACCGATAGACACCTTTAACCATTGCATAGATGCTACCAGATATGTAGCAACAAGTCTTATAAAACAAAACTTAGGGGTGTACAGAATAGTATAAAAGTTCCACAAAACTAAAAATATAAAATGCTGATAATCAAATACGAAATGCGATTCTCTCACAGGGTGGAGACAAAACAATTATCTTTGTAAAATGAAATCATTAAACAAAATACTTTTACTGTCTATTATATTATTCAGTTGTAAAAAAGAGTTACCACCACCCGCGCCGGTAAGTGAACCGGTAGTATTATACCCACGATCATACTTACTTCAGTATTCCTTTTACCATAAGACCCAACAAGGGTTACAGCAATACCACCCTATTGCCAGTTATAAAGTGTATCAAAATGATAGTTTTATAAAGAAGGTAGTTTGGGACGGTGCAAAGAAGATAACAGTAGATGACACTTTAATCGAAGATATTATTTACAAGGTATCACCTTACGATACTTTATTTGTATTTGTTAAGAAGGGAG